CCTTCTTTTAATGTTTCATATACATTAGCCATATAGTTTTCTGATGCCTTTTGTTGCTGTGCTTGTTTCATTTGTTGTTCTTGTAATTTTCTTGAAACAACAGCCTCTGACATCTTATCTAATTTTGGCTTAAACTTAGATGCTTGTTTTTCTAACTTACCTAAATCTTTCCAAATTTCTATTTCTTCTTCAATATCTTCAGCATTACCATAACCTGTTGCACCAAGATATTCTCTGACAATATTTTCTTGACCTGCTATACTTTTAATATCTAAAGATTTGGTTTCCTCAACTTGTGCTAAAGTTGCAAACAAACCTTTTAAATCTTGTCCACCATCTGCAACATATTTTGCAGCAACTTGTAATTCATTTGGTAAACTATCAAAAAACTGTTTTGGTGTCTCTCTCCTTACCTTATTGCCTCTCTCATCCATGTTAGCTTGGATAAGCTCTTTCCAATCCTTGGCAGTATAGTCATCTAACTCTTTACCATCATCAAAAGGAACAATTTCATCATTCTCAATCATCTTCTTAAAGACATCTGTCATGCCTTCAATTCTTTTTCTTCCTTTAGCAGTTGATTTTTCTTCTTCATCTTCTGCTAATTCTAATCCATCATTTAGAATTTCATCAACTTCATTAGCAGTTACCTCAGCTTTTTTTACCTCAACTACTTCTTCAGTTTCAGTTGTTACAGCTTCTTCAACTTTATTTTCAACAGTTTTAGCTTCTTCTTCAATCTTATCATCAAGAAATGTTAAGTCAACATTACTATTACGTTGAAAAATATTTGGTTTATCATCTTTTTCTTCTGGAAGGGTAATAGAATCTGCACCAGGAGCTCCACTAAAGATCTCCTCTAAGTTTATATCTACTTGTTCTACACTTGTTGTATCCATGTTTGTTTGTTCTGACATATTATTTTTGGTTTTTGGTTACTAATTATTGGTTATTACATATACAATATAAGAAGATTTTTTAAGTAAACCTTATAAATTTGGTAGTTTAGTACAAGTTTTTTGCAGTATATAGCTAATACTACTTTTTCTTATTATTACTAGTACTTTTTACATCATATTTGTTTTTATTTTCACGTGCTATTTGTAAATTTTTATTAGCAATATCACGCTGAGTATTTAGTTTTTCTCTCTCAATATCTAATTTTTGATCAGTAGCATTATTTTTAGTAGCAGCTTGTTCTCTTTTAAAATTCATCTGCTCTCTATACTGATCTCTACCTCTTATATCCTTCATTGCATCAGCAAAATCACTTTCTTGATTTTGATTAATATCTGACTGTGCACCATATCCAGCAGATCTTATTTCAGCAACAGTAATATCTTTTTCAATTTCTGCTTGTGTTCTTGCAGTTTCAAATGCTCTTTGTTTCTCACCTTCTTCAGCCATAGCAGCTGCTTGTTGTTGTTGCATTTGTTGTTGTTGTTGCATTTCAGCTTGTTTCTGTTGTTGAGATTTAGTTTCAGCATCTTTAAGTATATCTGAAACTTCAGCAATAGAATCAGCTTTAAGTACATTACCTAAATCATAAATACTTGCACCTGTAGTATTATTCGTAAGTGCCATTTGTTTTAATTGCTCTAACGTAGCTCTATGATTTGTTCTAGTTGTACAGAATATATTAAAGTCTCTAAGTAAAAGTTCTTTTCCATTTATAGTAAAGTTAACTTTTTCTGCCTCAGATGTAAGGTATGTCAATCTAACAGAAGGGTTAGTACTATGATAATGTTGTGCTAAATCAGTTCTCATTTGGTGAACCCTTGGCATCAAGTGATCAGAATGTTGTACAAAATATGTTTCAGTTTGTGCATATGATTGTTGCATTGCTTGAGTCACTCCTGTTGCTGTCTGTTGGTCTACAGCTCCCCCTAAACGTTGTGGGTTAATACCAATAGATTCAAAAGCTTGATTTTTAAAATGATTAGCTAATTGAATTCTTGACATTAATCTTCCAGTTTGTTCTAAGTTTAATGTTTGATAATGATTAAAGTTAGTAGCATTTTCTGTATTAGTTATAGAAGTATCTAATGGCATCATACCAAAATCTTTCATTGCAACGTAAGCTTTAGCAAGATTATTCTTACCCCAATCCTCACCCATTGAATGACGTGGTAAAGCATTTTGATCAAACATAATAACAGTTCCTAACTCATCAACAAGAATATCAGCTATTTGATTATTAACCATGTTGAATCCTATTTGGTATGGTTTCATTAAATCTACTAGTGATGTTGATCTTGTATTTCTATCAGAGAATACTCTTCCTTCTATAGGGAGCTTGCATCCATATAAAGAGGTGTCCCCTTTAAATTGATACTGCACTCTGCCTGGTTTAGATCTGTTAATACCTAAGTAAATTGGAGCAACCTCAGTATCTTCAGAATTACCAAATGTTGGAGCGTTAGGACCTATTTTTACACCTCCCCACACTTCATTAATCCATATCCAGTCAATATGTTCTCCTTCAATAAGATTTTCTTTAGTCTTTTGTTTAAATAAATGAGTATTGTATATAGCCTTTTCAGTAATTTTATATGTATCATCTACTACTGCTTGGATAACTTCTCCTTCTGTTGTTATTCTTATTAAATGACCAACTTTTCTTTGAGTTTTCCAATAAGTTGTTGTAACTCTCATCATGTCTGAATTACCCCAACTACTAATATCATCTCCTTCATTAAGAATCCAATTTACAATATCTGTACCTTGACTTGGATTATTTCCATATGAACTACTAGCATTAGAATTATATTGTCTATAATTTAATGAATCACCTGTAGTATTCCATTTGTGTGATTTATCTCCTGCATAATATGAACCATCATTTTGTACACCTCTTAACTGATACTTAGCAGCAATAGATGGGTGTATTTCTTGCATAGAAGTTAATTGTCTTTCAGTCATAAGATAACCATACTTATCTATTACATCAGCAACAGTCATCATATCACACTTACCAGCAAAGTTTGACTCTGATATATATCTTGACTCAGGAGATTTTTGATAAAAAGTTAGTACTGGATTCCAAAGCTCTACCTCATAATCATCTTCATTCATTTTAAAATGCCAAAACTCTCTATCAGCAATAAGCATATCTCTAAAACCCATTTCTTCTAACTCATGCATGTGAAACCTTTCTTCATCTACTTTTAATTGATGAGATGCCCATTCCTCAACTAAACTTCTATAGTCTTTAGAGAAAAAATCTTCTATTTCAGGGAGAGATTTTAAACTTTCTGGATCAAGAGCTTGTTTAAACTCTTCTGATTCAGGATCTGCACCTTGATTTATCATTTCAACTGTTAACCTATTACGTGCATCAGTTAATAAGTTTTCTTCTATCATTGCTCTTTTAGATTCAAGCATCTCATTATATGATGTATCGTCTATAGCTCTAAATTGAACTGTATTATATCTTTTTGAAAACTCACCAGTTAACACATTAATAACATTAGGAACAATTGGATAAAACTTTAACTCTAAAGCAGATTCATCTTCTTTAGTTAAAATATCCATTAACTCCTTATATTCATTGTCTTCTTCTACTATATAATCTGTTTTATCAATTATACCTTTTGCAAGTTTATAATTCTTAAGAAGCTTTCTTGCATTTAATCTTAAGTAATCCATTCCTCTTTCTTCTAACCAATCAAGATTCCAGGCAGTCCAATCATCATCTTTTTCTTTTGAAGATATAAACTGAATAGGTTGTGTTAAAGAAGAATTTAAAGCAGAACCTTTTGTTTTAGCTCCCTTCTTAATTTGCATTGCATTAAGTACTCTCATAGTATTCTGTATCAATTATTTGTTTGTAATTTTCTACATATACATATGTAAAATAACCTATTGGGTGTGTGCAAGATGTAATAAATTCAAACATTATTTTAAATTTTTATAGGGGGATCTTGGCCTACGACCTCCCTTTGGTTTATTTCTACCTATATTTCTATAGGCTCCTATATTTAATTTACGGAATTTTTGTGTGTTATCCAACACTTCTAGAGACTTATCTCTCTCTTTACGTTTTATATAGCCCCTATTTGCTTGTTGAATTTTACAAAAAGCCACAAGTGAAGCAAATGATACGAGTCTATCTACATTTAATCCAGGGTAATAGTGTGACATTTCTGTCAACAACATCTTATCAGGAATTCTTTCTACCCCATAAGTTGTTTTATATATTTTACCATCTTCATCCATCTCTTCATCTATTGACTCTCTTAGAAATTCTATTGCATATGAAATAAGATGACTTTTAAATAGTGTACCAGTATTTTTCCAACCATACTCTTGGAATACATTTGCATTTGAACCTAAATCCTTTAGGAATACAATTTGAGATCTTGGTACTAAATACTTTTGTTTCTTTTTTGAAATCATATATTGTATAAACAAAGATATATTGTTTTCAACTAATGTCCAAGCATTATACCACTCTACTATTAAAGATAGTTGTTCATGAGTTTTATTTATGTCATCATATCTACCACACCATGATGCAACAATTTTATCTCCCTCAACAAATGTTTCTAATCCTTCTGGTGTTTCTTTTGTAACTTCTACAGGATTCTTATATACAAATATACTACATAATGAATCTGATGTAGTTGTTTTACCTTCTGACACAGGATCAATAGATGCATAGTAAGTTCCAAATCCAGGATCCTTAATTGGTCTCTCCCATACAACCAAAACTCCAGTTTTATCTTCTCTTTTTTTATTTACAGGAAATTCATTTATAGGAAGTTTATTTGATGTAGATGCTTTAATAATACCATGTTCTCTTTCAAGTTCAAGATGTTCATAAGAGTATTCTTTATCTTCAATACGTTTAAGTTGTTTTGAAACGTATGCTTGTGGAAAAATTGATTCTTTTCTATATGCAAAAGCTTCTGCAATATCTATTGGTTTCTGTGATACTCTTAATTGATATTGCTCTCCATCAAGTTGTGCTTTCCAAAGTACTCTTTCTTTTTTAATTTCTTTAAGGGCAGTTTGCACATCAGAATTACCATAATCATCTATAAAAGGAGGCATTGACCATTGTTCAGGTATAAATAATCCTGCTGTACCAATAGTACCTTTAT